GTACGTCCCACCAACAACTATGGTATTGGACAGTATGTGGAGAAGCTGATTCCCAAGACCATTAAATATCTGGGTCTGGGTCGCAAGATTCCACTGCACCAGAATGGCGAGCCACGCCGTACTTGGTTGCATGTTGAAGATACTGCGGATGCTGTTATCACCATCATTGAGAAGGGCAGTGTAGGCGAAATCTACAACATTGCCGGCAACTATGAAACCAGTAACATCGATGTAGTGCAGCAGATTGTGGACAGCATGTTCCTGCACAATGGCGACTATACTCAGTTTGTGGACTTTAACTATCATCGTCCAGGCGGCGATGTGCGATACAGCATTGACGACAGTAAACTCAAGGCACTGGGTTGGGAGCCCAAGCGTCAGTTCAAAGATGAGTTAATGCCCATCATTGATTACTATCAGGCCAACTTTGTATGGTAAACGAAGCAGTCATACTAAAGAACCCGGCATTTTCCGACAACCGCGGAACCTTTCTTGAAACCTGGAGTGACAACTGGAACATTGGCAGTGATGTTAGGTTAAAGCAAAGCAACATTGTCTGGACCAAAGACAAGCTGACCCTGCGTGGATTCCATGCTCAGCGTCCGCCCCGCGCCATGACCAAGGTGGTGAGAGTTCTGCAGGGTGTGATACTGGACATCTATGTTGATGCCCGCAAAGGCAGCAAAGGCTATGGCGATTGGAAGCTATGTCGGCTGGATAATCCAGACACCGCAGTGGTTGTACCCGACGGCTGGTATCACGGTTACCTTACTCTAACCGACGATACCATTGTGCAATATCATCAAACCGATACCTGGAGCAAGGAACACGAGGTAGGCATCAATTGGCGTAGCGCGCGCTACCTGCTTGACACCTATGTGGACATCAACCAGCTCATAGTCAATGAGCGTGACGACAGTTTTCCTGACTGGACCGATGGATTTAAATTTTAATGTTTACTCAATACGCCAAAGACAGGATGGAGATATGCCGCAGTTGCGAGCATTATCGACCCATGATAAAGCAGTGCAGCGTCTGCGGATGCTTCATGCCAGCCAAAACCGCATTTAAAGATCAGGAGTGTCCTTTGGATCCTCCAAAATGGGAGAAGATAATTGAAAGCAAGTATGCTCCACGCACACCTAGATGTTGCCCACAGGTATAGTCAGTTAAGCAAGGCACGCCGCCTCAAGGTAGGGGCTGTGGTTGTCAAAGACGATCGCATCATCAGCATTGGCTACAATGGCACACCGCCAGGCTGGGACAACAACTGTGAAGATGAATTACCCGATGGTAGTCTAAAGACCAAGCCCGAGGTACTGCATGCCGAAGAGAATGCCATAGGCAAGCTAGCCCGTAGTCACGAGAGTGGCGATGGCGCCACCATGTTCCTTACTCACGCTCCATGCGCGCAGTGCGCCAAGTTAATTTTAGTCAGTGGTATTCGTCAAGTTTTCTACCGTGATACATATCGCGACGATTACGGTGTACAGTTCCTAGTCAAGGGCGGAATCGATGTTCAACAACTAAAAGAAGAAACAACATGAAAACTCATATCGAGTGTCACGGCTGTGACGCTGCCTACAATGTATCCCACGATTTAGATCCGCACTACTACAATATTTCGCACTGCACCTTCTGTGGTGAAACTCTGAACAAAGAAGACGATGGGTTTGACCTAGAGGAATTCGAAGAAGACGAGTGAGATAGATATTCGGTTACCCAACCGGAGATCTATGTGTGGACCTATGATAATCAACCTTTTGATGCACCCAAAGAAGACCAATACGGCTTCGTCTATATCATCACCAACAATGTAACAGGACGTCAGTACATTGGTAAAAAGCTCTTCTGGTTTAAAAAGACACGCCAGGTCAAGGGCAAAAAGAAACGCTACCTAGTTGAGTCAGATTGGCGAGACTACTGGGGCAGCAACGACGAACTCAAAAAAGATATTGAAGAACTCGGCATTGACAAATTCAGCCGGGCTATACTATACTTGTGTGTAAATAAAGGTGAATGCAGTTATATGGAAGCAAAACTGCATTTTGAATATGATGTTCTCAGATATCCTGACAAATGGTACAATTCCTGGATCATGTGTCGCGTACATAGAAAGCATTTAAAATGATATTCGTCGGTCTAATTTTCCTCAGTGCTCTGCTAGTCAGTGGCTGTGCCGCCTTCTTCAGTGTGGCTGGATTGATTAGCATCTTTAGTAGTGCGCCCCTGGCCACTGGAATCATGGGAGGTAGTCTTGAACTCGCTAAATTGGTTGCTGCAAGTTGGTTGTATCGTAATTGGGGCACTGCTCCTGCCGCTCTTCGCTATTATTTTGCTTCCGCGATTGTTATTCTTAGCATCATTACGAGCCTGGGCATTTTTGGTTATCTATCCAAGGCCCACCTGGATCAGAATGTCATCACGGGCTCGGCCACCGGTCAACTACAAGTCATAGATGAAAAGATAACCACACACAAGGAGAATATCAATGCCAACCGCAAGGCACTTAAACAGATGGATGAGGCAGTGGACCAGGTTATGGGCCGGAGTAGTGATGAAAAGGGAGCAGATAAAGCCGTGGCTCTCCGTAGGACCCAGCAAAAGGAACGTGGGCGTCTCCTTGCTGAGATTGAAGCCGAACAGAAGGCTGTTGGCGACCTTAATGAAGCGCGGGCGCCTATCGCCTCTGATGTTCGCCGGGTGGAGGCCGAGGTGGGTCCGATTAAATATGTCGCGGAACTTATCTATGGGGAGAGCACCGAAGACATGATTGGCAGGTCGGTTCGACTGGTGATCATGTGTCTGATCTTTGTATTTGATCCTCTGGCTATCTTGATGGTCATTGCTGGCAACATGACCATGGTACAGCGCCAGACCAAGGCAGAACCAATCTTTGTTGCCGATGTCACCATGCCCGAACCCGAGCCCAAGCCCAGACGTCAGCGCAAAAAGAAAGAGGTAGCCGAGTTTCAGCAGGTCAAGGCTGAAACCAATGCCCCAAGCTGGATTAGCGAAGAAACCTTTGAGTATGAAGCAACCAAGAAGGCCGAGGTTGATCCCGACGAAATCAAATTGCACAAGCGCGAAGTGCATCAGATCCCACCAGAGATACTGGACCGGGTTTTCAACAATTCTCAGGGCACGCGCCCACAACATCCACACGCAAACGCGCAGCAGCCTCCGCCCCAAGAAGAGCCTAAGTCATTGATAACATTGAAGAAAAATAGTCAATGAAATCAATGAGTTAGCACTGCCTGAAAAACAGGCAGAAATCAGGCTGCGGAACCCAAGCACGACGGGGCGAAAATAAGGCTTGACAAAACGGTCAAAGGTGCTATAATAGTAGCATGAACAGAAAAAAACGATCAGACAGACGCCATATAGTATATGTCATCACCAATACCGTGACTGACGAGCGCTATGTGGGCATTACTGCTGGATATTCCCAGAAAGACCTCAAAGTTCGCATCCAGAAGCATGTCTGGAGAGCATTCAACGAAGACAAGGGCTGGGCTCTGTGCAACTCAATCGTCAAGTATGGCACCGTAGCCCATACCTATGGCATCTATCAAGTTGTTCGCGGTAAAGAAGCAGCTCATGCTTTAGAACGCGAATTGATCGCAATTCACAATCCAGCACTTAACCATACAGGTCGTAAGGGCTTTTGAAAAAGGCTTGACAAAATGGTAAAAGGTGCTACAATAGTATGTAAGATGGTTAAGAAGGAGATGAAAATGGTGCAATATTTTGGAATGTACAGCGACGCCGGCAATGAGGCAGTGGCAGATGTAGTAGCATTTGCTGGTAAATTGAACATGGATTGGACCGGCGTCTATGGTCTGCTTGTTCAGCTTTCCAAGAAAGAAGAATTTGGCGAAGCAACCGATACCATGGTTCGTGAGATCGTCTATGATGCCATGGGGTTCACTTCTGATTTTTATGTTTAAGGAGCAGACGATGAGCGACGAAGCAAAAGGCATGGCACTGGTCATGACCAGTATTCTTCTAGGTCTGGGTATTGTCGGTGGCATAGAAAATGCTGCGGACCTGGATTTTGGTTTGACCATGTCCTATTTTGGACTGGTATTGTTGAGCATTGCCACTGGCTTGCTGGGTTTGTCTTATTTGGAGGCTTTATGAAATTATTGGTTACTACTCAGGTTTATGAAAACTACGGCGCCCACGACTGGGACGGCACCGGTGAGTGCCCTCAGTATTGGAAGGCCAAGGGTGGCAATGATTATGTCATCAAGAACTTCAAGGGCGGTTCCGAACAGGCCACGGCGGCTGTGATGAGCGTCTGGAATCAGGTAGAGTGTGATACCGTGGCCTTCCGTGAGACCATACTGGGTTGGAACATTGTTGCCGACGACTATCTCACAGAGTTCGAGAAGAGCCAGCTGGAGTATGAGGGCAAGATTACCTACCCTGCCAAGGAATTGGAGTGGGTATGAGTGGATATCAAAGCAAAAAAATAATGGCACAGACGCGTGGCACTGGTATTGAGATTACCGGATTGACCCGAGAAGACTGTCTGCTCTTGGACAGGATGTATGGCTTTGTTGAGTTGGAAGACTTAGAAGCCTGGCAGGCCACTCTGCGACCTGCACTGCAGCGCCGAGTGGAAGATTTGATCAAGATGGTGTTGTTGGCTCATCTTGACAAGGAGATGGAGAGTGTGGAAAGATTCCCTGAAGCCAATGATTACCTAAGAAAGTTTAGACTATGAAAGTTGCAATCAATCGTTGTTTTGGTGGGTTCGGTATCAGTAATGCTGCGTTCGAGAAATTGCTGGAGCGCAAGGGCGTGGCCTATGAAAAGGTGCCAGCCAAGTATGTGTTTCGTAAAGACGACTCCGATTACTATCATGCCGGCAAGGTCGGTGAAGACGATGCCTACTTGTCGGAGCATGACTTCTATTCCAATCGCGCTGATCCAGATCTGATTGCTGTATTGGAAGAGTTAGGTAAAGATGCCTGGGGCACGCATGCCGAGATTGTCATTGTAGAAGTACCTGACAATGTTAACTGGCATATCGATGAATATGACGGTCTGGAGCATGTTGCCGAAGACCATAGAACCTGGAGTTAATATGAATGAAGAATTGAAGGCGCTGGCATTGCGGGCAGGCGCACCCGCTGAGGTACTGCACCAGCATTGGTTTAACTTATTTTGCATGAAGTTTGCCGATGTGCTGCTAACCCAGGCTGAAGAAGAAATGTTCAATATCAAGAACCGTCTAGAGGAATTGGAACGATGAATGATGCTTTTATTGCCCAGCAGCGTCGCGAAGAACTGTCGGAGACCTTGTTCTTCTGCGGGCTCAGCAATACATTTACTCGTGAGCTGGTGCGGGGCAAAAAGGCATACATATTCAAAACGGAGAAATTGTGCTTGACAATTTCCGGCAGATCCATTACCATAGACGGTAAGAAGGTGGGTAGTGTGCATGAAGCCAAACATATCATAGCCGAAAGGACCGTTTAAAATGGGAACAGTACTCAACATGCCAAAACGACCAATCTGTGTCAACCACGGATGCAATGCTCCGGTGTCCACTGTCAATGGCAAGATCACAGACCCCAATCCGCGCTGGCGAGTGCACTGTGGTGCCTGCGTGTTGGCCAGTGCCGGCATCAGGCCACACAAACCCGGAGTAACCCCCTTCAAGACCGGTCGTTGTAAAAATCAAGACGGACATCTGGGCTTTGATTGTGTTGTAGATTACGAAAAGACGCCCTGGGCTCAGGGTATGACAGAAATAGATCACAAGAATGGAGACCATACCGACAACCGCATCAAGAATCTGGATGAACTATGCCCCATGTGCCACAAGCACAAAGGCCGTTTATCTGGCGACTATGCTCAGTTGCGGTCGGGCGACAGAAAATCAACCAAAAGGAAACAAGCATGAGTGTATATGAATTTAAAATGAATAACTGGTCACCCAATTGGTACAAGTCTGCGGATGAAAAAGAACAGGCAGAGTTCCGTGAATGGTTTCGCGGTGTGCTGATCAATGAACGAGTCACCCTGACGTTTGTCAAGGCCGATGGAACTGATCGTGTCATGCAGTGTAGCCTGCATCCTGAATTAATTCCTGCAGAGAAGTTACAGAAAGAAGAAGCCAGTCCACGCAAACGCAGCGAAGAAGCTCAGGTTGTCTGGGACATTGAAAAGCAGGACTGGCGCAGTTTCCGATTCGACAGCGTCAAAGAATTTGCCTTTACACTAGGAGCATTGCATGGCTAGAGACTCACTGATGGAACCAAAATGGGAAGTCTTTGATTCCACCAATCAGGGCAAATTCATGCAGGCCATGAATTGGTATAACTATGAGAAAGACAAGAAAGACGCTCTGGCCTATGCCGGCGCCTGGATTAAAAAGAACTGGCCTGCGGAATTCAAGGACTGGGCCAAGATTGATGAGAGTCAGTTTAGCCGAACCTATGGCTGGATCGCCCGCATGAAAATGAATGGCACGGTATTTGATACTGCCACTGACAAACGATTTGCTGCCCATCTGCATGAATGTCTGCAGACTGCCAAGGCTGTGAAAGACGAACCTGCAGTAGTGGTGGCCGCCGTGCCCCGACGCAGCATTCAAGAAGCCATGGCAGAAAAGCAGGCAGAGTTTCTGGGAGAGATTGATGGCGAGATTGATAATTTTTGTACTAATGCCTATAAGTCTACTGGTTACAACCTGTACAAGTATTGTCAGTCAGCCAACGTCGCCAAACAATACATGGCAGCAGTTACAGCTCTATGTCAGCGACAATTAGACGAGCTCGAGCTAATTGGTACTGATGAGCAGGTGACCGAAGGTTACAAGCATCTGGGCAAACGGGATCTGAAGGCATTTCGAGAATTTCTGCAGAGTCTGATTGATGATGCTGACCGATATGCCAACTTTAAGAAGGCCAATCGCAAGGTTAGAGTCAAGAAGCAGAAACCAGCCGGTGAGCAGGTTGCTAAGATGAAGTATCTGCGAGAGTTTGCCGAGCTCAAACTTAAGAGCGTGCATGCGGCATCCATTATTGGTGCCAACCAGCTCTGGGTATACAATACCAAGAACAAGAAGCTGGGTGTATATAATGCCTCGGGTACCAGCGGATTCAGTGTCAAAGGTACTAGCCTGCAGGGCTATGATCCCGAGACCAGTGTGCAAAGAACTTTGCGCAAGCCTGACATTGTGATTGCTAAAATGATGGCAGCTGGCAAGGTAGCCTTGAGAAAGATCCTGCCGGACCTGACCACTACTGAGACTGCACTCAATGGCCGTTTTAACGAAGACATTGTATTGTTGAGGGTTATATGAACATTACCTGGAAAATTCAAGCGTGGATGTACAAAAAGGTGCCAAGACTCTTGACTTTTCTGGAGCAGTTTACTATAATAGAGTGGTTCGTAATTATTCTTTTGATTGATTGGCTACTATGACAAAAACCGCAATGACCAATGATGAGTTTGACCGCTACATGGTTCAGACCTATCCCGATCTGTTCAAGAACAGATTTGCCGATCCCATGGATACGTTGATGTGTTGGGGCTTTTCCGTGAGTCCGGGTTGGCATGACATTCTCGATGCATTGTGTAGCAACATTCAGCACCACACAGAATGGAACAACAAGCAGTTTAACAAGGGTTATACCCAGTACAAGCAGGTGGAACCCGTGACTGTGGTTCAGGTCAAGGAAAAGTTTGGCACTCTGCGCTTCTACTATGAAGGTGGAGATGAGCAAATCCGTGGCATGGTAAGCATGGCAGAAAGCATGAGCGCCGTTACCTGCGAGAAGTGTGGCAAGCCTGGCACATCTACCGGTGGCGGTTGGATTAAAACTTTATGCGATGAACATCGCGAGGAGTATCAAGGTGCTTGAATGTTTAGTATTGGGCGATAGCATCGCCGTTGGTGTATCCAAGTATACGCCGCAGTGTGAAATACAGGCTCAGGGTGGCATCAACAGCTGGCAGATGGCTCGCCAGGTCAATGCCTGGCCCATGGACAAGGCAGTACGTCATACCATTATCAGCATTGGAACCAATGACTATGCCAAGCTCAACACCAAGGAGTATGTAAATCAGATCCGATTTAGGATACGTGGACCAGTAACCTGGATTTTACCCAGCCAGGAGATCAAGCCCCAGCAACGAGAGCTTGTTGAAATTGTCGCCAAATTTTGGGGTGACACCATTATAACTGTTAAGCCTGAACAGTTGGCCAAGGACCGGATTCATTTGACAGGCACCGGATACAAAGAGATAGCTGAAGAGTTTTTAAATGAAAGAAAATAATGAGTTACTTTATTCGCAATGGCAACACATTCCGAGTGGCAGACAAGGAGGCCATGGATCTGCACGAACATCTGCCTGCCGGCAACTACATTGTCAAGCAAGACCAATTTGGTAACCTATTCCTAGAGCATGTTGACGGCTTTGAGCCGCCCAGCAAAATCTACGGCGATACTCTGCGCAATGCAGACCGCATCATCAGCACCTTCCTGGATCGTAAGAACAAGGGTACTGGTGTAATGTTGAGCGGCGAAAAAGGCAGCGGCAAGACTTTGCTGGCCAAGACTCTGAGCATTGAGACAGCCAAGCAGGGCATTCCTACCATCCTAATCAACAGTCCCTGGCGTGGTGATGATTTCAACAAGTTAATTCAGGACATTGATCAGCCTACGGTAATCCTGTTTGATGAGTTTGAAAAGGTCTACGACGAAGAACAGCAGGAAGAAATGCTGACCCTGTTAGATGGTGTGTACCCTACTCAGAAGTTGTTTGTACTGACCTGCAACGACAAATGGCGAGTGGACAAACATATGCGCAATCGTCCAGGTCGTATCTTCTACATGATGGAGTTCCGTGGTCTAGACCAAGAATTCATTCGTGAATACTGCATGGACAATCTCCGGGATGCCAGCCTAAAGAACATCGATCAGATTTGTCAGACTGCCAGCCTGTTTAGCCAGTTTAACTTTGACATGCTCAAGGCTCTGTGCGAGGAAATGAATCGCTACAACGAGTCACCACGCGAAGCCATGAAGATGTTGAATGCCAAGCCTGAGTTCGACGGTGGCTCAACCTACACAGTAAGACTGTTCCGTGGCGACGAAGAATTGAAGATTAACTGGCCCAGCCCTGCTGGCGAATGGACTGGCAACCCCATGAACCTGACCAGCGATGAATATGAGAATGGTTCTGTCCGCTTTGGTTGGAGGCTCGGCGGCAAAGAGATTGCTGGCAGGGTTAAAAGCAGGTTGGGTCAGGCCATAGCAGCTCTGGAGGCGGACGAAGACGATGACGATGATGAAATCAGCGGCGAAGCCCGATTCAATCAGGACGACCTGATCAAGATTCTGCCAGCCAAGGGACAGTTTGAGTTCGAGAATCGCCAGGGGTTTACCCTGATTCTAACCAAGCGTGAAAGCAAGATTTTCTACCACCCCGATGCCTTTTAAAAAGGAGCCAGTATGAGTCATGAAGAAGACAAGTTTAATCACAGCCGCCGCCTCCATCAAGAACAGGTGGCCATTGATAAACAGGTCAAGATTGCCAAGGAATTTGGCATACCAGTCAAGGAGCCGCACAAGCTGCATAAACATCATGTACTGAACTGCGGCAATCCTGACTGCTTCATGTGTGCCAATCCCAGAAAGGTCTGGGGCGAAAAGACCATGCAGGAACGCAGATTTGAACAGAAAGAGCGAATACATGATGACAACGATTGATGTAATTTACCTGGACATGGATGGTGTCCTATCCGACTTCATGTCCAGATATCGGGAACTCAACGGAGAGTTTAAACGCGACAATGAAGGCAAGCGAAGCACGGCCTGGAATGAGTTCTGTGAAGGCGGTCATTTTGCCAATCTGGATACCTGGCCAGGCTGCACCGAGCTCATTGAGTTCATCGAAGGCGTACGCGGTGACGTCCGTGTCGAGATCCTGACCAGTACCGGTGGCGCATACCATCATCAGCGGGTCGAAGCCGACAAGCAGACCTGGTGCGAAGAGCGTGGTATCTTCTACAAGGTCAACGCCGTTCCTGGTCGCTGGAAGAAGAAAGAATGGGCAACACCCCGTTCGATTTTGATTGACGACACCGAAGATGTGATCCGAGATTGGACACTGGCTGGCGGCATGGGTATCCTGCATCGGGACAATGATACAACCATTAAATTGTTGAAAAAGTACTTGACATTGTAGCAATGTTCATATATAATAGTAGTACCAATAATTTTAAGGATTAATATGATCATTGTTGACTTTAACCAGACGGCTATTAGCACGCTCATGGGCGAGCTAGCTGGCCGCACCGATGTGGAGATTCGCAAGGACCTGATCCGTCACATGATTATCAACGCCATTCGCAGCTACAAGGTAAAATTTGGAGCTGAGTTTGGCGAGATTGTCATAGCCTGCGATAACCGCCACTACTGGCGCAAGGATAAATTCCCCTACTACAAGGCCAGCCGTAAAAAGGCTCGCGCCGATTCAGGCTTTGACTGGAAGCTGATCTTTGACACCTTGTCGGAGATCCGTGCCGAGCTCAATGCCTTCTTTCCCTATACTGTGATCGATGTTGACGGCGCCGAAGCCGACGACGTAATTGCCGTGCTAGCCGAATGGACTCAGACCAATGACCTCAGACAAGATGGTATGTTTGGCGAACAGGTGCCACAGCCTGTACTGATTCTCAGCGGCGACCACGACTTCATTCAGCTGCAGAAGTTCAAGAATGTGCAGCAGTACAGTCCTATCCATAAAAAATGGATCAAGCCTGACAGCAGCGTGAACAGCTACCTCATGGAACATATTATCAAAGGCGACAAAGGCGATGGCATTCCTAATATTCTTAGTCCTGATGATTGCTTTATTACTGAGACTCGGCAGAAACCGATAACAGCTAAAAAGCTCGAAGCCTGGGAGACCATCTCTCCCGATGATTTCCACAACGTGGAATCCAATGTGGATGTGCAGCGCAATTTTAATCGCAATCGCTACCTCATTGATTTTGAATATATACCTGATCCGGTCCGGAATAACATTCTGGGTGTCTGGGTCGATCGTCCACACAAGGACCGCAGTCAACTGCTCAATTACTTCATGGAACATAAAATGAAGAACATGATTGATCATCTAGGAGAATTTTAATGAGATTGTATATACCAGAAATCCTGCAGCAGGTAGCTGATGCTGCACCCGAGGAGCGTGCCCAGATATTAAAGAACAATGCAGGCAATGTGCTGTTAAAAGAAGTACTATTGCTGAACTTTGGACCCGCAGTATTTGATCTGCCCGCAGGCAAGGCACCCTACAAGGCCAGTGCCCAGCCTCTGGGTCTGACCGAGACCAATCTCTATGCCGAGAGCCGTCGTCTATATCTGCTGGTCAAGGATCATCCGCGCCGTCCTAAAAACCTCAAGCGCCTGCAGATTGAGAACATCTTTATTCAGATGCTGGAAGGTATTCATGTATCCGAGGCCAACATGTTGAATGTCTTGAAAGACAAAGCACTAGCCCAAGCCTATCCTGGGCTGACCGAGGCAGTGGTAAGGGCAGCATTCCCCGATCTTTTGCCTGAAAAACAGGCAGAAAATGTGGCAGAAACCAGGCGACCCGTGGGACGCCCCCGAAAAGTAGTGGCGTAAGTCATTGATTTCATTGATGTTTTTTCAGGCTTGACAACTGGGTGAAATGGTGCTATAATAATGGTACGTTAAATGAGAAAGGTATCCAAATGTCAAAGCTCACTCACTATACCATTGAAGTCTACAAAGCCGACAAGCGCATCAAGAAAGATGCCCGCTATGGCAAGGATAAAAAAGGACTGCGTTTCGTAGATGTCATCGATTTTGCTCCCTCAACCAAGGACTATATCGACACTGTGGTCAAGCGCTATGTTCGCGATGGTTACTTTGCCCAGGCTTTCGAGACCTATGTCATCAAGCAGAATCTCATCGGCGGCAAAGAGTTTGCTGAACGCTATGATACACCGAATTTTTGCTCACCATCCAGCGAGTCTTATTGGAGCATGTAAGGCTTGACATTGCACCAAAATTCTGCTATAATACACACACAAGGAGTAGATTATGAAAAACTTTGAAATCGCAGTCATTGAAAATGCCCGTTGCTATATCTTCCGCAGGGAAGCTGAGCCCGTGAAAAAAGTTACCAAGGCTGCAGTGCAGCGTGAGCGCAAGGCCAAGGTTGGCCGAGGACTGAGCAAGTATCGCAACAGCGTGCGCCGTCCCAGTGAAGTCATTGTAACCACATTCTAAGGAGAATAGCATGAAAAAGATTCTAGTAGCCCTTGCCACAGTTGCCACCTTTGCGGCCGCGCCCGTGCAGGCTCATGCCGATGCCGGCGGAGCATTCATTGGCGGTTTGATCATTGGCAATATACTTACCCAGCCCCGCACAGTCTATGTACAACCCGCTCCGGTGTATGTACAGCCTGCACCAGTTTATGTCAATCCCAACCCCTATGGCGTGCAACCCAATCCATATTTGTATGCCTATCCCCCAACCCGCTATTGCCATCAGGAAGATGTGTATAGCTCAAATGGAACATATCTGGGTCGTCAGCAAATCTGTAACTAAGGAGTTGTTATGATTAATTTGAATAAAATCTTTGGTCTGGAACTGGGCATTGGTATCATGCTGGTGCTGCTTCTTTTTTACTTCATCTTCTTTCCGTTTGCCGTGGCCTGGGCCCTGAATTATCTGTTCAATTTGACCATTGCCATGAGCTTTGATACCTGGGTAGCCGTCACCATCCTGCACGGCTTCTTCCATGGTGTTGTCAAGTCAAAATGAAATACTCGGCATTTCGTATCTGGGTGCAGAACATCTGGATGGAAAATAGGGAAGAATACTTGACTTTATCGCAGCTTCCCTATACAATGAAAGAGTACTGGAGTCGCTATAAGTATTGGCTCAAGCGTGAGTATCGTTATCAAAGGAGTCACCATGACAATGCATCTTGAAGGTCCCTGGCTCAGCATGTCAGGTAAAAAGAAAGGCAAGCACAAGTTCCGCAATGCCACTGAAGCCGCCAAGTCTCGTGAATTGGATGCTGGTTGGAATGAGCTCATGGCAAAATACCCGCCCATGAAGGTCAAGACACAGAAGCAGACTTTGAAAGATGTGTACAAGCTCACTGTGCCCGAAGGTCGTAGTAGCCGCATCTATAAGAGTGTGGATACTGGAGGTGGTTCGACTGCGCCTCAGCCTACCAAGGTGTATACAGGCGATAAGATGAAGGGTATTGGTACCATGCATAAAAGCAATATGGTGCCGATTTTTAGTAACCAAGAAGCTGAAGACATCAGTAAAATGCGAAGAGGATGATATGTTGAAACCAACAGCAAGTTTTAAAATGCGCCGGCATCTCAAGTGGACCTTTGCCGGTATCCATGATGCACATCTGCGTGGAGCCATCAAGCGATCAATGATCGATGCCCAGCTGGCCAGCGAGATCAAAATCAAGGATAAACGCAACAAGGACCGCAATAACATGCCAGTGGCAGAAGAGGCAGCATGAACACAGACAGCATACTAGGCGCCATACTATTTGCCAATGCCGCTGTATTTGCATCATTTGCGGCCATTGTCATAGCCATAGCCGTGTTGGTAGTCAACAATTTAATCTACAAGTATTGGAAACCTCTGCAGATTTTGAAATTTGATTACTCACCCTATGAAGTAGCAAAAACCATTGAACCCCAACTTGAAACCAAGGAAATAGACCATGAACGTACCAAGCAATCCAGCGGACCGCAAGAAAATCGAGCAATCCCTGCAGGAAATCAGCAACAGCCTGACAAGAACCGAGGCCGAGCGAGATCTAATTAAAGAAATCATCAAAGAAACCTGCGACAAGTTTGAACTAGATAAAAAGATCTTTCGTCGCATGGCCAAGGTCTACCATCGTCGCAACTACAGCGAAGAAGTTGCCGAGCATGAACAGTTTGAATTGTTGTATGAGAACATCACCAACACAGCCACGGGTACCATCAAGGCTCAGAGCACCACCAGCTATGCCTATGATCCAGTAGATGAAACCGAAGGCGGGAATCATGATTGATCAGAAAGTTGTTCACATCATGGAATACCAGCCCATTGATAGTCTGGGGCGCGGCAAAGAATGGTTGTATGCCGGTATTGCCCAGACCGAAGACGCAGTCACAGCCAGGATGAAAGAGCTGGCCGATCAGTGGGACAAGAAAGGCAAGAAGATATCATTTCGGTCGCACCGTTATAGCCACGCACATGGAAAAAATGCTTGACAAAGAAGGCAAAATCTGCTATAATAAGGTCATGAACCAACCAGTAGGAGACTATATGATTGAATTGACCATGAGTAGAATGGAACGGGTAGAAGCAGTGCTAGCCAATGCCCGCAGTGAATGGGCCAGGCAACACTGGAGTGAAGTATTAAGTTATTTCAAGCGTCAACTACAACAACTGGGAGCCAACTGTGAGTGATATTCTTGGTATTTTGACGAGCCTGGCTGCTGATAATAGTCGCCTGGCCAAGGAAGCTATCTTAAAAGACAACCTGGATAACCAGTTGCTCAAGGATGTAATCCGGCTGGCCTTGGATCCATTCACTCAATTTTATATTCGCAAGATTCCCGAATATGTCACAGTGGAGACCAAGAAACAGGATCCACTATACAAGGCCATCCTGCGTCTCAATCTGCTGAGCAGTCGCACACTAACTGGCAATGCCGGCATCGAACATCTGAGACTGGTGTTGAGCGGCGTTAGTGTCAATGACAGTCGTGTTATCGAACGCATCATTGCCAAGGACCTGAAGTGTGGTGTCAGTGAAGCCACAGTCAATAAAATTTGGCCTGGTCTGATAGCCGAATATCCCTGCATGCTGGCATCAGCCTATGACCAGAAGCTGGTAGACCGGGTAAAATTTCCGGCCATTGCTCAGCTTAAAATGGATGGCATGCGCTTCAATGCCGTGGTAAAGAATGGTGTCTGCGAATTCCGAAGCCGCAATGGCAAGGAGGTCAATATACCTGATCCCAGCATTGGACTGCCTTTTATTCACATGGCCAACTTCTATGGTCTGGACATGGTGTTTGATGGTGAGCTGGTGGTGGTGGATGCAGCAGGCAAGATCTGCGATCGCAAGACTGGCAATGGCATCTTGAACAAAGCAGTCAAAGGTACCATGAGTGTGCAAGAAGCGGTAAATGTACGCGCAACGCTCTGGGACGCCATCAGTCTGGAAGGATTCCAGGCAGGCGTAGAAAAAGAACCCTATCATGCGCGTCTAGGCAAGTTGTGCAATGCCGTCAGTGACATGAAGGCGGCCAAGGCACATCTGGGACATTATGTGGACATGGTCTACAGCAAGCAGGTAGATGACTTGTTGAGTGCCCAAAAGTTGTTTAACAAGTTCCTGGCCGAAGGTCAGGAAGGTATCATTCTCAAGACGCGTGATGGCATCTGGGAAAATAAGCGCAGCAAAGGCCTGATTAAATTCAAGGGCGAGCTGGAATGCGACCTCAGGGTTGTTGGTTGGGAAGAAGGGACAGGAAAAAATGTGGGTCGTCTTGGTGCTTTGGTTGTTGAGTCTGCTTGTGGTGGTATCCGAGTCAATGTTGGTACGGGCTTTAGCGATCTTGATCGCGATAGCATTTCTGCAGGCAACAGTGTTGGTAGAGTCGTCGCCATCAAATACAATGCACGAATCAAAGACAAGAATTCAGACGTAGAGAGTCTGTTCTTACCAGTGTTCGTGGAATTCCGAGACGACAAGACCGAGGCAGATGATGCCAAGGCGGTAAAATGATTGAATACAAATTGATCTGCGATAGGACCAATAACCCCATGAACGAAAGAATTAAACAACTTGCAATAGAAGCAGGATACTTGCCTGATATGTTTGGCGTTGGGCATTGGGATATGCCAGAATGTCAAAAGTTTGCCCTATTGATTATTCGAGAATGTGCTCGGATAGCAATATAAAAGCAGACTAAAAATGACATACTTAATATCGTAAGCGAGAATCCTGCAAAGGATTTTGCCTATGCGTTGGTTGAACATTTCGGAGTTAAAGAATGAATCAACGAATTCGAGAGCTCATGCAACAGGCCGGTACCGATACCAGCGGCAAATGGATGGGCGTGGATCATGCCGAGAAGTTCGCCGAACTGATTGTCAAGGACTGCTATGTAGCATTGTTCCCTGCCTTGCGTGACATGATTAGTCGCGGCCAGGCCTATGACATGATTAAGCAGCATTTTGAAGTTGAAGAATGAGTCTTGATGTTGATTTACTGGCACCCAAGGATCAGGTTCGTATTCTGCGAGTACACAAAAGATGATAAATACTGGGTATGGCCAGCATCCTACCCTTCCCTCAGCGCCCCCGGCTCCGTCAAGGACTGGTAATACCCCTCTACACCGATGAAGAAATTGATATCACAGTTGCGGCAATCAATATCCATGGCACCAATCTCGGACGTGTTACCGTGGACACGCTCAAAGACCTGGATGCAGACTCTGTTCGCCTATGTCTACAGTTGGCCAGCCTGGATTCTATATTTTCAACTAGAGCTCGTAATTTACTGCGTAGTATTTTGGCAAACATAGAGTGTGTAGACTATCGACAAAAAATGTAAGTTGTGCTATAATAGTGAAACCCCTGAAAGTATATCATGAATAAAATTGGATTTTGTTGTAAATGGATTGACACTCCAGAACAGATTGACGGCTTTCACAAAGACGATGCGGCCAAGGCCTTGAATACCCGATGCACCACAGTAGCCTGGCTTAACCGTCAGGAAAAGAAGGTGGCTGAACAGCGTCTCTGGGACCTAATGGTACATAATATTGACAGCATTGATAGATTGATTGAAAGGGTGGGCAGCTTAGATGAACAACGTAGGATGGTACGTCTTGGCAGCGATCTGCTGCCAGTTTATACTGAGTCTACTTGGAGCTATTTCTGGCGTCAGGCTGATGTACGTGATTATGCCGAAAAACATTTCGCTGCTGTGGGAGACCGTGCTCGAAGGGCTGGTGTTCGTCTCAGCTTTCATCCTGGTCAGTTTTGTGTACTGGCAAGCCACCATGATGCTATTGTTCAGCGCAGCATAGAGGAGTTTGAATATCATGCAGATATGGCTAGATGGATGGGCTACGGCAAGACTTTCCAGGACTTCAAAATCAATGTCCATATCAGCGGACAGCGTGGCGCACAGGGCATCAAAGACGTCTTGGGTAAACTCAGTCCCGAAGCCCGCAATTGCATCACCATCGAAAACGACGAAACCAAGCACGGCCTTGACGCCAGCCTCGAACTGGTCGACGATGTCGCGCTGGTTTTAGATATCCATCACCACTGGGTGCGCACCGGAGAATACATTGAACCCGACGACCAAAGAGTACAGCGTGTTAAAGATAGCTGGCGCGGTGTGCGCCCTGCTATGCATTACAGCATTAGTCGCGAAGATGTTTTGGTTGATCACGATATCAATATACGACCTGATCTCGATAGTCTGCTTCGGTCTGGAGTCAAACGTGGCAACCTGCGCGCTCACAGTGATTACTATTGGAATCAGGCAGTAAACGAATGGGCCCTGAGCTTTGCCCCAGATTTTGATATTCAATGCGAAAGTAAAGCCAAGAATCTTGCCCGAGACCGGCTCATTAACACTGTAACCTTATAAATAACCGTATGCCAACCTATACCTACAAATGTGAAAAATGTGAACACGATTTTGAACGATTTCGCTCAATAGCTGACATGCACCTACCTACTACAGAGCCTTGTCCTGAATGCCAGGCGGAAGGAACAGTTATCAAAACTATCGGCGGTGCAGCTGCAATTGGTGATCCCGTGAGATTAGGTCTTAGGAAGCATGACAATGGTTTTAAAGAAGTGTTGCAGCGCATAGGTGCCGCTAACATTCATTCCAACCTCTACAAAAAATGGTAACTCGTTGACTGCACGCAAACGAATAACACGGCCCAGACTGGAGCTTATTAGCTCTACGTCTGGGTTTTTCTTTGGGCAGTCCAAACATAAATCAAACAAAAGGGCAACCATGGCTAAGAAAAATACTCAACCCGCTCTGCACCTAGCTCCCGCCGTTACACTGCAATCCAAGCCCAACCAACGCCTAAAGGTAAGCCTGGATGATCTGGTAACTATTCAACCCTTGACGGAGAATCAAAAAAAGTTTTTTGAGTTATACAAATCTGGTACCGAATGCATGCTACTCCATGGTGTGGCTGGCACAGGTAAGACATTCATTGCCCTCTACAAGGCACTAGAAGAAGTTCTAAACAAGCAATCAACCTATGAACGCGTAGTGTTGGTTCGAAGTGCAGTGCCTAGCCGTGACATTGGTCACCTGCCTGGCGATGAAAAAGAAAAAACGGAGGTCTATACCGCTCCTTACATTGACATCTGCAGTCGTCTATTCTATAATAGAGTGGATGCCTATCAGAGACTGCAGGAACAGAAGGTAGTCAATTTCATGATCACGAGTTTTGTGCGTGGCATTACCTTGGATGATGCCATCATCATTGTAGATGAATGCCAGAACATGACTGACATGGAATTGAACAGTGTAATGACCCGGGTAGGTGATCGCAGTAAGATCATCTTCTGTGGCGACTTCCGTCAGACTGATCTGTACAAGAAAGGCGACTTGAGTGGTTTGAAGAAATTCATGGCCATAGCCGATGCCATGCCCAGTTTTAAGAATGTGGAGTTTGAGGTCAATGACATCGTGCGCAGCTCGATTGTCAAGGAATATATACTTGCACGCATGGAGTATGAGTCTCGACATATAGGATAAAATTTTAGGTGAAATATGAAAAGAACATTGATATCGCATTTTTACAATGAAGAATACCTGTTGCCATGGTTTTGTAAACATCATAAACCGATGTTTGACCATGGCATCATGGTTGATTATGCCAGCACAGACCGCAGCAGAGAAATCATCAAGGAGATTTGCCCTGAATGGGAAATCCGTCCTAGCCGCAACGAGTACTGTATTAGTCCTGGTGTTGAAGAAGAAATCATGGAGATTGAAGCTGGTATTGACGGCTGGCGCATCTGTCTTAACACCACAGAGTTCCTTACTGGCAACTATGATTACCTGGATGAGCAAGCAGCCTTGGGCACACCTCAGATGCTGCTACAGAGTCTGACATTCTTGGACACCAAGAAAAATCGTAGCTTTGATCATAACATCCCCTTGCACGACCAAATCAAATTTGGTGCCTGGTGGAAGGATGCACCCTACATCAGAAATTGTCGCAGCATCCATAGTTATCCAGTATCATATTGTGCAGGCAAACACTGGTGGAGCAGTGACTCGGCCATTACTTTTGGCGATGAGAAAAATCAACAAATACTACAACGCTCGGCCAATCCCGATACCGAAGATCTGATCATCTTTTACTATGGCTGGGCTCCCTTCAATGACCTAGCCATTGAAAGAAAAATTGGCATGGGGGTAAAATTTCCTCCGCACGCTGCCATGGGCCGACATCATGTCACTGATAGGAAGACACTGATCCATCGCGCCGCCCATGAAATCATGCCTCATTGTCGAGATCTAACCACCGAGGTAGACAGATATATAACTGCGCATAATAAGAGCCGCAAGGCCGGTGAGCCATTGACCAGTGTCTCGGTTGCTCCAGATCCATCAAAATTACGTGTCAGTTTAAACGATGATCTTAATCTGTATATAAAAGCCAAGGATTGAAATGAACATTCAAGTGCCAGTCAGCGTCGGTGAACTCATCGACAAGATTACCATTCTCAGCATCAAACTCAAACATATTCGCGATCCAGAAAAATTGCGCAATATCAGCTTTGAGATTTCTAAACTCAATGACATCTTGGAAGCCAATGATATCATACAACGTCCTGAGTTTGATGATCTCTATGCCCGACTGGTGATAAGCAATCAGCGACTCTGGGACCTGGAAGACCGAGTTCGCGAACTGATGTCGGCATTGAAATATGATGCTGAATTCATTGATGTGGCTACCAGCATACATCATACCAACGACGAACGCAGTCGTATCAAACGCGAAATTAATCTCATATATAATTCGGCGATCGTCGATGAAAAATCATACAAGGAGTGAAGATGAAAAAAGTATTGAGCCTGGGCGAACACTATGTCAGTGATTTTGTCACAGAACAACCCGTGGACCGTAAAAAGTATAGTCTGGATCTGTTTGTAGATAAGAAATATGGTACAGCAAGACTAGGCACTGAATTGCCGCCACATGACACCATGTGGGGACAGTATTGGTATCGCAGTGGCATCAATGCCAGCATGACCAAAGAACTGCAGGGCATTGTGCGCGAGATTACCGACCGTGTTAAACTCAAAGACGGTGATGTCTGGTTGGACATTGCCTGCAATGACGGCACCTTGCTCAAGGCAGTGCCCGACAACATTACCAAGATTGGTATTGATCCCTGCGACGACACCTACTATGCAGAAAGCAGCAAGGTAGCCACAGTAGTGCAGGACTACTTTAACAAGGCCAACTTTGACAAGGTAAGCAGCAAGAAGGCCAAGGTGATTACCTGCATCGCCATGTTCTATGACCTGGACGATCCCCGCCCCTTTGCCGACGATCTTTTAGAATGTCTGGATGACGACGGTGTCCTGGTGCTGCAGATGAGCTACACGCCACTGATGTTGGAACAGATGGCCTTTGACAACATCTGTCATGAACACGTCTACTACCACAGCCTAATTAGCATTGGCGACATTTTCTGTGACCACGGTTGGAAGATGGTGGATGCCAACTTAAATGAAACCAATGGCGGCAGCATGCGTGTATACCTGCAGAAGCAGACGGCCGTGCCCAATAGCTTTGGTAGCGAACCTTTCCGTGACACCTGCCAGTTCCGTCTGGATGCTTTGCTTGAAATGGAATTCGCTCGCTATGATCTAACCAATCCCAAGCTATGGAAACAGTTCCAAGATGCCATTGATGTGCTCAAAGATCAGGTGGTGGGATTCATTCGTGCTGCCCGCGCCGATGGCAAGACAGTCTGGGGCTATGGCGCCAGCACCAAGGGCAATACATTACTACAAGTATTTGGATTGACCAATCAGGACATAGATGCCATTGCCGAGCGTTCACCCTATAAGTTTGGGCTGAGAACCATTGGCACTGATATACCAATCAAGAGCGAAGAAGAAATGCGTGCTGCCAAGCCTGACTATCTGCTGGTACTGCCCTGGCACTTTATCGCTGAGTTTGTTGAACGCGAACAAGAATTTTTAAACAATGGCGGTGGCTTCATTGTACCCTGCCCACAATTCAAGGTGATTTATAAATGAACATAGTATTTTTTAATCAGTATCACAATGGCGATTGCTTTGTAGGCAAGGGCTGGGTTCGCAATATCATGCAGCAGATTCCCGAAGCCAAGTACTACTATGCACATAAGAATTGGAGCACCATTGTCAAGGATCTGGGTTGTGAACATCTGCATGTTGATGAGCTAGGTCCAGTCAATAATATGACACGCCTGGCCAATGACGATGAAGGCAACCTCTACATCAATACCTGGTGTGGTGCCTTTCAGGGTGAGGTATTTGGATTTGGCGAACACAGCAACTATATTCGTCAGCATCGCATCTATGAACTATACTGCCAGATGTTGAGTAAACAGCTGGGTCGTCCTATTACACAGACTACCAATCCACATGACTATCTTCCATTCCAGGATTTTAGTGTGCATGATCTGACCAAGGCCGATGCCTTTATTGCCAGCATCGGCGACCGTAGAATGGTGCTGATGTGCAATGGCAGTGCCATGAGTGGACAGAGCCAGATGGGTGACATGACCAATATCATTGATAGCCTGGCCAGACAATTTCCCGAAACGGTGTTTGTTGCCACCAACAAAACCAGAGGCAATGGACCCGACAACATCTACTACACGCAGGATATCTTTAACATGGAGTCAGACATCAATCAGATTGCCTATCTGAGTCGGCGTGCCAGTTTGATTGTGGGCAAGAATAGCGGACCATTCAGCTATTGCCAGTTCAAAGAAAATTTAATGGATCCCAGCAAGACATTCTGGAATTTTAGTACACGGTTGACCGACTGTTTAACTGCTGGTCTGGAGTTCCCCAGCATCAATAAATTCAGCGACCAGACACATGACCCCTTGGTCATAGGCATGCTCGGTCGCCATTTAAACAGCACCGATGCCCGCTATAAGACCGGCATGCAACACATAACTGTATAATAGGAAGATCATGAGACCAACATTCATTGTAACCAGTGCCATTGATACCAACATTGGCGTTTATGCACCAGACATTCGCATTCTGCAGACACATGAGACTGTGAACAGCATTCAAAAGTATTTCCCCGATGCCCTGCTAATTCTAGTAGAGGGTGGACGCCCTGACTTCATCAAGGCCAAACATCCTAATTTTGAACAGCTAA